GAGTTTAGCTCTACACCTGCAAATAATACCGATATAGCGGGTATTAACATAGCTGAGGGATGCGCTCCGTCAGGTATCAATAACGCTATCCGTGAGTTGATGGCGCAGCTTAAAGACCAGCAAGCAGGTACTGATGGGGATAACTTTACTGTTGGTGGTGCATTTACTTGTACTGGTGCTGCTGTATTCTCTAGTACCGTTGCTATCGCTGGTTCTGCAACAGCTCCGACTCCTACATTTGGTGACAGTACAACTAAGGTTGCTACGACTGCGTTTGTTCAGGCTGCATTAGCTGCTGTTTATCCTGTTGGTTCTATCTACATAAACGCAACAAGTGCAACTAATCCTGCCACATTGCTTGGTTTTGGTACTTGGGTAGCTTTTGGTGCTGGTCGTGTCATGGTTGGCCTAGATGCTGGTAATGCGGCATTTGATACGGCTGAGGAAACAGGCGGCTCTGCTGATGCTATTGTAGTTAGTCATACTCATACAGTAAGTGAATCCCCGCATACACATAATATAGCGGGTAGAACTGATGGTTATACCGGCGGTGACGCAAATAATTTTAGCGTGGGCGATGGTCGCGGAAATAATGCAACCTACGCAACAAATTCAGCGTCTACTAATTTAACTATTAATTCTGCTGGTTCTTCTGGAACTAATGCTAACTTGCAGCCGTATATCGTGGTTCGTATGTGGAAAAGAACTGTGTAATCATGAAAGAACTTCCACTCACAGACGATCAAATAGAGGCTATAGCTGAGAGAGCCGCTGAGGTAGCATTTAAGAAGATCTACGAGGAAGTGGGTCGTTCTGTCGTTAAGAAAATATTTTGGGTTGTAGGTGCTGGAGCATTAGGTTTAATGTTCTGGATGGCTGGAAACGGTACATTGCCAAAATGATTGAAATAGCCACAGCCCTGATGGTAATTAAAGGGGCTAAGGCGGCTTTTGATGTCGCTAAAGAAGCGTTTGACGAGATTAGAGAATGCGCTGAGGCTGGTAAGTCTGCTCACGAATCATTAGGGGCGCTTACTAGTTTTTTTTCGTCTGCTGGCAAGGCTGAAGAAGGCATAGCACACGCTAAAGAACTCCAAGAAAATCCACCTGTAGAAGATAGCCGTAATGATTACGAGATCGTCATTGAGATGATGGTCGCTGAACGGCAACTAAAGCAGTTCTACAAAGATCTAAAAGAAATGTTCATTTACCAGTTTCAAGAGCCAGGCTTGTACGACGAGTTTATGGGGCGGTTAGAGAAGCTAAGGACAGACCGTAGACAAAGAGAGACAGACCATAAGCTACATCTAAAAGCTCTGGAAATGGCTGCTAGGCGGCAAAGAGCTAAAAAGGTTCAATTTATACAAGATATGTTTGCTATATCACTAGGTGTCATAGTTTCTATATTAATAATATTAGGTATTGTTTGGATGTTTACTTTGGGGGATTAATGCTTACTTTACTATCTACTTTTGTGTCGTTTTTAATGGGTGGTTTGCCCAAGATCCTAGACTTCTTTCAGGATAAATCAGACAAGAAGCATGAACTAGAGCTTGCCAAGATGCAGACAGAGCGAGAACTGTCTTTGGCTAAAGAGGGTTTTGCTGCCCAACAGCGTATCGAGGAAGTTAAGCTCGACGAGATTAAAGTCCAGTCTGCCTCTGATGAAAGAGTGGCTCTGATAGGCGCTCAACAGGCTGAGATGCAGTCTATCTATGCTCACGATATGAAGCTAGGAGAAGGCACTAGCCAATGGATGAAGAATCTGAGGGCTTCGGTACGTCCTGTGATTACTTATGGCTTCTTTGGCCTCCTATGCGCTCTGGATGCGGTTCTGGCTTACAAGGGCTTTGAGGCAGGTGTTTCCTTTAAAGAGATGGCAGAACAGCTTTGGGATGACGAGACTCAGGCGCTGTTTGCATCCATCATAGCGTTTCATTTTGGTGGTCGGGCATTTGGCAAATGATTAGTGATAAGTCTTTAAAAATGCTGAAGCATCATGAGGGGGTAAGGAATAAGCCTTACCGCTGCCCTGCTGCTTTATGGACTATTGGGGTTGGTCATGTTCTGTATCCTGAACAGGGTAATTTGAACATGGCTGACCGGATGAAGTATCCACTAAAGATTGAAGATTTCCGCATATTTTCCACAAAGGAAGTCGATGAGATTCTTAAAATCGATCTTGTTCGTTTTATACGAGGCGTATCCCGTTATTGTCCTGTTATTGCTAGTCAAGGGCAGTTGGATGCGTTGGTCAGCTTTGCCTTTAATGTAGGCTTAGGAGCCTTGCAGAGAAGTACCTTGAGGCAGAAACATAATCGGGGTGATTATGAGGGTGCTGCTAAAGAGTTCCTAAAGTACACAAAGGGCGGCGGTAAGGTTTTACCTGGTCTTGTAAAAAGACGGAATGATGAGAAAGCCCTTTATTTAGGAGCCTAGCATGAAGAACCTAGTCGCTATTGTTTTGTTGTTAATAACTTGCTATAGTTTCGCTGATGAATCAAAGGCGGCAGGGTTTAAGAATAATGCTGGTGGCTGGACGGTAATAACGACTAGGGATCAGTATTGTGGTGCTAGGGGCATGAATGATGGTTATGCCTTTGGTACTGAGTCTTATGTTAAGTTTTGCTGGACAAGAAGAAACAATGCAATTTTAGTTGTCTTTGAGACTGGCGAAAATAAGATATGGCACATTGATTCTTTTGAGATTCTTGATGTTGAGCCAGAGTACAAAAACAACAAACTATAATGCCCAAAAAAGAAGACTGGATGCCAGCTTGTCAATCTTGTTCATTCTTTGAGGTTGAGCCAAAAGAAGATCTAGGCTATTGCAGACGTTATCCACCGACTTTGATTAATATGGGTGATGATGACTATGACAGTACCTTCCCCATAGTTGGCAGGGATGACTGGTGCGGTGAATTTCATCGTTTTTCAAATTAGAGAAGATTATGACTAAAGCAGCTTGCACAGAGCAGGAGTTTATTGCTTTGTGGAATAAACACGGCTCTGTAACTGAATTAGCCAAGATATTAAATATTGGCGCTAGGAACGTAAATATCAGAAGGCGCAAGATAGAAAAGACTCACGGGATTATATTAGCTGGAGTTAATAAAAGAAGTCCAGATTTCCAAGTAACCTACGCTTACAACAATGTTAGAACGAACGTAAAGTTAGACAACGGAATTATTGTTGTTGGCTCTGACTGCCATTACTGGCCTAACATTATCAGCACTGCTCATCGTGCATTCGTAAAGATCATCAAAGAACTAAAGCCAAAGATGGTCGTTATGAATGGCGATGTATTTGATGGCTCCAGTATCTCCAGACACCCACCTTCAGGATGGGGATCAACACCTACCGCAAAACAAGAGCTAGAGACCTGTCAGGATCGCTTAGAGGAGATCCAGAAGGCCGCTAAAGGTGCTGCCCTACATTGGACATGGGGCAACCACGATATGCGCTTTAACGCCCGTCTAGCGGCTCAGGTAGGGGATTCGTTTAGGGGTATCCAAGGCATGAACCTGACTGACCATTTTCCTCTGTGGAAGTTCTCTACTAGCATTATGGTCAACGATAAAGTGATGATTAAGCATCGTTATCATAATGGTATTCATGCTGTTTACAATAACACTATGAAAGCAGGTCTAACCGTTGTAACAGGTCACCTTCATAGTTTAAAAATAGTCCCGTGGAGTGATTATACAGGCGACCGATATGGCGTAGACACAGGCTCATTGGCTGATGTTAATGGTGACCAGTTTGAATACTCTGAAGACAACCCAAAGAACCATCGGTCAGGCTTTGCGGTACTTACCTTTGTTGACGGTAATCTGTTACCACCTGAGCTATGCCAAGTCTGGGATGACGATCACGTAGTCTTCAGAGGCCAACTAATAAAGGTTTGAGTAGACTAATAGGGTGCGTACTTACTTGTTTCTTACGTGCCCTGTGTAACCTTTGCCGTTCTTTGCTAGACATTCTAAACCGCTTTAAATCCTTGCCTTCTCCCCAACGGATTACCATCGTCTGATCCCTGCCTAACCTATCTTCATTCCATTCGCAGATGTGGACTAACTTATGTTTTCTAAATGTCTTCATAAGATTGCCGACAGTAATAACATGAAGTCCGGTCTTATCTGCTATCTGACCTAATGTTGCATCATTGCTTATTAGGTACTTTATTAATTTAGCGTATATCTCTTGATTAACTTTTTGCATTTTCGTTATTGATAGCTCGATTAATGTACCACTGGGCTTTTAGTAAATCCTTGAGCTTGTCTTCTTTCTTACCTGCTCTGGATATGTATTTAACTGCATTGCCTAGATGGAAGTCTAGCTTCTTAGCCTCAATAAAATCAATGGTTTCAATGCCACCATCTGTGTAATGTGCTGGATTATTTATGTCATTCATCTTTGATAAATACTCCGTTTTTATTTAGATAGCCTTTTCGGTCTTTAATCTCGTTATAAGCAGATTCTAGGCAACGGGTCAGGTCTATATCTTCTAAAGCCCCCACGTTAATAAGACATACAAGCAGATCACCAATACCATCAACAATAGCAGGTCTGTCCCGTTTAATAATAGCATCTGCTAACTCTCCAATTTCTGATACTGCTTTGAGTAGCTGCGTCTTAGAATCTGAATTAGCTATGATGCCTCTTGCCTCAGACCACCTGATAACTTCAAGTTCTGTACCTGCCCAACTCATTGGCAAAGTTCCTTGATCTCAGCAATAGGCAATCCGAATACTTCATGGATACGGATCATAATCTCTGCCGATACAGCACATTTGCCATTGCGTACACGGCTAACCACTGGTGTGGATATACCAAGTTTTGCAGCCAGGTGGCGATCATTCTTGATCTCAAAGCGGCTTTGCAGTTCGTCTAGCAGTTTCATAAGTCTCCTATGTAAAATTGTTGGTGCTGCTTCTCTCGGGGTCTGAAGTCCGATGGCTAAGTTAATACCAAACAACACCAACACGACTGAGGACTGAGAGCGCGGTGGTCACGGACTGTTTGCAAAGCAGCCCTATCCCAATCCTCATGCGTCTTGGTTATACAAATATATAAGCCTGTATACGGCATTTACTTTATAAATAATGCAGGGTCACTGAGTTTTGTAAACTACATCAAAGGAGGACTCAGCCCCTGCTGCCGGTGTTACTCGCCACAACCGGCTAGGCGTATTAGTTGGGTACTCGCTACGTCTGTGGCTGGCAGTGATTAAGTTCCAGCTACCCATTTCACAGCATCCGCTTTTCCCAAAAAGGTGGAGATACTCACAAGAAGGAGTGAACCGACCAAAGTCTCCTGCCAGCTTGCTTTCTCTCCGTAGATCAAAAGGGTACGTCATCCATAGGAAAATCATCTTCCTGCATTGCTTTAGGCTTGGCCTTTGCAGCATCTTTAGGCTTTACCGACAGGCTAAAGAACTTCTTACCGTCTTTGCTGGACTCTTTAATCCATGCAGATAGCCAGTAATCTGTGCCATCTATATTGATAGAACCAGAGTATTCAGGATGATTATCTGCTGTCTTGTTCTGGTTCTTAGATAAAATCCCGCGATTATTATTGTCGAAAGCCATATATTTACCTTGTAGTGTATTTTTTAATTGCTGCCCGTTGCTTACTGTCCAACAGACTCCAAAGGGCGGTCTTGGAATCTGCATCTAACTCTGCTTGTGCAATATACTGAACAGCGCCTTCAACATCGTCTAGTGCCAGCAGTGATATAACCTGCACTCCAATGCTACGGATAGCGTCTTGTTCGTCGCTAGTCATGCCATCGAATACATCCTTAGTGATCGGCTTTGCTGATCTAGGCGCATCCTGGCCTGTTGTAGCGTCTAGCGCATCATGCTCAACAATTTCAAGAGCTGTAACGTATAAGTAACGGCGGCTATATGTCTCAACTGCACCAAGGTTTTGGATCGGGTAACAGCCCTTCAGATTAGCCTCAGCCATCGGGCTAGTAAATGTAATGCTCCCGCCATTATCAGTATCGATAATGCGTAAAGTAGCCAGCTCTTTATCAAAGCTGATGACTGAGCAGAGTCCGACTTCATAGAATATAGAGTTAATGGTTTGTAAAAAATCGCCTAACTCAAAATACTGATACCCCGCAAACTTATTGTGTCCTGACTTTTTTAGTGGCGCTGCTTGTAGCATCATCCTAGCTTTTTGCAGCTTTGCGTAAACTTGATATTCAGACATTATTTAACCTTTGAATTTTTTATACTGCACAATATTGAGTGGTTTGATTTCCTGAACAGTCTGTACCTGATTAGCCTTAGCTTGCATCTCACGGCGAATCTTTGCAAACGTCTTAGCAACATTGGTACTGGAAGCAGGGACATATTTAAATGATGGGTCTAGGATTGATTTGCTCATAGAGAACTAGCCAAGATATAGAGAAAGACCATTATTGCACCAATGCAGACTGGGTGTCTAGCCAACCAGTCATTCGTTGATAGTAGCTTTTTCATAACGTGCTTTCTCCCACATCAATTTATCAACATGAGCACAAGCTCTGCCAAAGTTATCAATCTCCTGACCTAGCGCATTGCAAAGCATCTGTCTGGCTATCTCAATGCCTTGCTCAAGACCTTCTTTAAATGCAGTGGTGCGAGCATCTGAAATGATTACGTTATCCATTCTGAGCCTCTTTTAATGCGTTGTATTGCTCTTTCAGTTTGTCGTACCCACTCATGAACAAAGCCATTTCGTAGCTACCGTCCTGGCATTTTTTCCAATGTTCATTGCTTTTGAGTAATGCGTCCATCTTTGCTTTGATTTCGTCGATATTCATATTGGTCTCCTAGTAAGCCGCTAGATGCGGTAGATAGATAATGCACCAATGCAACAACTGTGTCAATGAATAGTTTTAATCAAGCGCAATATTTCTATATAAAAATACTATTGACAGAATCTAAGGATAGCCCCACTATATTTCGGCAGCACAACTAATGGAGGAAACTATGAAAGTTGCTGAAATTGCTATTTTAATATTTGTGTTTACCTGTGGGGCATTGGCTATTTACTGGAGTCTGAAGGCTCAGGAGCGTGGGTTTAAGCCATCTCATTGTGCTTTTGCTGAGATTAGCCCAGACTTTAGCCAGCAGGATCGTGAGAAATGCAGACTCATAAGGGGGCATAAGCTATGACTGACCGAGAACTGATGCAGATGGCATTTAAAGCGATGGACTCAGTGAATGATTTTTCTAGCAACTCAATATATGCAGGAATTTTTGATTGGGAAGTAAAAATTCTCCGCGACAGACTAGCGCAGCCTGAACAGCCGGACTTTTCAAAAGCTGGCTTTGGAAAGCCACAGCGCGAAGAAGGCTGCGCCGAATGCGGCAAGAAATCATCGGACGGTTGGGCGCTGTACTGCGTCAAGTGCACTGAACGCGAGTGGGTTGGGCTGACGGATGAGCAAGTCGATGGATATTGGGATGAATCCGTTAGCACTGGATGCAGGCTCAGTTTTGGCATGGGGGTTGATTATGCGAATCGAGTATTGAAGGAGAAGAACACATGACTCGCAGAGATAAAATATTAGAAGTGTTCCATAAACATGGCGGGATGACTGCTGATGTCTTATTAACGAACTTTGGCCTATTTGGTTGTTTGAGGACGTATGAGCTGAAGTCAGAATTGCAGACTTTAGTTAATTATGCGAAACTTCGTATCCTTGGCAATGTGTACTTCCCGACTGGTCAGCCAGCTAAAGAGGCTACGGTCATGGAGATAGTTCCGCCAAGGTATCAAGCAGAATTTAAGCCGTTATCAACGTTTCTGCCGAAAAAATCACCACGGAATCAAACAATTGAAAATCGAACCTTCTACACCTGTACAAGCAAGCTCGCAGGAACCCTCCAAAACTAACTATTTTGGGATGAAAGTATGTCCAGGATGCAAGCGGTCTCGCAGCAATATGCAGTTTAAGGATGCTAATATTTGCAGGACTTGCCAGCTAAGAAACGTAAAGGTATGATCTATGGGATTGGCTAGAGTAGCTCTCGAAAAGACGATTAGTCACCGTCCTGCCGTATCCCACCCTTTTGTGACTATGACCTATGACTAGAGGTTACTATGCACTACTATCCACACCATATCGGTGATTTTCAGCGCGATACCGCATCCTTGTCTGATTCAGATGCAATAGCCTATTTACGGCTTATCTGGATGTATTACGACACAGAATCTCCATTGCCAGCAGATGCTAAAAAACTGGCTTTTAAAATAGGATCAAACCCTGATTCTGTTCAATTAATACTTGATACATTCTTTACAAAAGAACAAGAAGTCTATCGTCATAAGCGTTGCGATAAAGTATTAAATGAGATTTATAGTAAGTCTGAAAAGGCTAGATTTGCTGCTAAAGCTCGTTGGTCTAAAAATGCAGATGCTATGCAGGGGCAATGCGATAGCAATGCAGACGCATCAATAGACGATGCGAACGCATTAAAAAACGATGCCACCCATAACCCAATACCCATAACCCATAAAAAAGAATATATAGATCGATTTGATATTTTCTGGAAGCAATATCCTCGTAAGGTAGCAAAACCTAATGCCTTAAAGTCTTGGCTAAAGATCAAGCCTGACGATGTTGTCTTAAAGAAAATGTTAGACGCAATCAATCATCAACAGCTTCCCAGTAAAGAAATTCAATTTGTCCCACATCCAGCTACATGGCTTAATGCAAAACGTTGGGAAGACGAAATATCAGCGACTACGACTAACGTAACGAATATGGGGAGACGCGCACTATGATCGGCAATCTACTTAATCGCTTAGAAAAAGTTAAAGGCTCTAAAGGCCGGTGGACTGCTTGCTGTCCTGCTCACGAAGACAGAAGCCCTAGCCTAGCAATCACACATCTTGACGATGGACGTATCTTGCTCAAATGCTTTGGTGGTTGTTCCGCTTACGAAATAGTTGCTGCTGTCGGAATGGACATCGGAGACTTGTTTCCTAAAGAAAACAAACTTGGTTACTCAATTGACAATCAGCGACAAAAACCTGAGCGTAGACCATTTTACGCGACAGACCTGCTTAAAATAATCCATTTTGAGGCACTTTTAACGTCACTGGCTGCGTTTGATTTGTCCGAGGGTAGGCAGGTATCAGACACCGATAGAAAACGTCTTAAAACGGCTTTTGAGCGAATTAACGAAGCAGCTAATTATATTAATTGAGGACAATATGAGCTTAGAAGATCGCGCAATAGATTTAGACGAGGCTAGGAAAGCCAGACTGATTAAGTCAGAAGTCATTGATGTAGAGAAGTATCTACATGCTAACGATGTTACGTTAAAAGTAAGACGTGCTACGGAATGGTCTGAGGTAATAAAGCATAATTACTTAAATAGTAAAAATGAAACAAAAATAGTATTACCTTGGCCTAAGACGCATTCTAGCTTTGCGTTCAGGGACGGTGAGGTCACTGTTTACGCTGGTGGTAACGGTGGTGGTAAGTCGCTGATTACTGGGCAGATTGCTTTGAACCTGATCCGTCAAGGCCAGAGGGTTTGCATAGCCAGCTTTGAGATGAAGCCTGAGAAAACCCTTGAGAGAATGGTCAGGCAGTTCTCTGGTGAGTACATAGACAACCCGCTAAGTAATGACCGTGAGCAATATATCAACAACCTTTTTGTCAGATTTGATGGGTACGTTTCTGACAAATTGTTTCTTTACGATCAGCAGGGTACAACGTCAACCGATAAAGTTATAGCTATGGCAAGGTATTGCGCTATGGAGCTTGGCATAAAGCATATATTTATCGACAGTTTAATGAAGTGCGTTAAGAATGAGGATGACTTTAATGGGCAGAAGAACTTTATTGACGAGCTAACGGCACTGGCTAGGGATCACTCGGTACACATTCACTTAGTTCACCATATCCGCAAGCTGGTAAATGAGGAGCAGCAGCCGAATAAGAATGACTTGAAGGGTTCAGGTTCTATTTCGGATCAGGTGGACAATGTGTTCCTAATGTGGAGAAATAAGAAGAAAGAGAACATGAGAAGCCGAGGCGAACAGGTAGACGAGACGCAGCCAGATGCTTACTTAATGTGTGAGAAGCAGCGCAATGGTGAGGCTCAGGAGTGGTACGGTCTTTGGTATAACGCAGCAAGCCAGCAGTTTGTAGAGAGGTTTGAGGGACAGCCTAGCGACTATGACAACAAAGGCAGGTTTAAATCATGAATAAAATAGAATTTGGTGATTGCCGAGAAACAATGCGACGATGGGCTGCTGAAGGCGTAAAGGTTCAAACTTGCGTAACGAGTCCACCTTACTTTGGTTTGCGAGATTATGGGCATGAAGGTCAGATAGGATTGGAACAGACTCCGGAAGAATATATTGCTGCAATGGTTGAGGTATTTCAATGTGTATGGGATGTATTGGCTGATGAAGGTACGCTATGGCTAAACATTGGGGATAGTTATGCAAGCTATCGAGATGGAAAAGCTACTCCAGATACAACCAGAGGTGATAGTAGTGGGACACTTGTTCCAAAAGGAAGCGCAAGAAATCGCATGGCTTCAACTTTTCAGGGAAGTGGTGTCAAGCATAAAGACTTAATCGGCATACCGTGGATGCTGGCATTTGCGTTACGTGCTGATGGTTGGTATTTGCGACAAGACATCATCTGGCACAAGCCGAATCCTATGCCTGAATCGGTCAGGGATCGTTGCACTAAGTCGCATGAATATATTTTCTTGCTATCAAAGTCAGACCGATATTTCTTTGACCATGAAGCGATGAAAGAACCTGCGACAAATGCAGGTAAGCGAGTTTCTTTAGGAGATAAATCGTTTTCTAAGGGTCAAGCAAAAGGCGTTGGAGTTGACCCATCTGGGAATGGTTTGAAGGATTTTTACGATGTTCCTGAAACTCGTAATCGTCGCAGTGTTTGGACAGTAACAACTAAGCCATATAAAGGCGCACATTTTGCTACGTTTCCACCTGATTTAATCGAGCCTTGCATATTGGCAGGTAGCAGACAAGATGACATAGTGCTTGATCCTTTTATGGGTAGTGGTACTACAGCCCAAGTAGCTTTGCAACATGGTAGGCAGTATCTTGGATGTGAACTAAATGAAGATTACAAAGTTTTGCAAGATGAGCGTATTGCAAAAGCACAACCAGAACCATCTCCACAAATAGATATGTTTGTATTGTGAACAACTCTGAGGAATACAGACACCAGTGTGAGGTTTGGCAGGTTCTTAGGTGGAGAGCAGAAAACCGCGACAAAGCAGTCAGTTATCTTAATTTAGTACGACAAAGACGGGATGAGGCTGCTGCAAACAAGCTAGAACGCGACACTAAAGAGCAGTGGGCTAAGGGTAATAGAGGGATAAAAGGAGATTGGCGTTGAGAGCATACCGGGTAGACAAGAACCAGAGTGAGATTGTGAAAGCCCTGCGAGCTGAGGGCTACACAGTCCAGCACTTGCATAAGGTAGGTGAGGGATGCCCTGACATTCTAATAGGTCATACAAACAAAGGCATTAAATACAATTTCTTAATGGAAATTAAAGAGGGTGATGGGAAGCTGACACCACAACAAATAATCTGGCACGCAGACTGGCAAGGTCAGGCGGCTATTGTTCGGAATATAGAGGAAGCGTTAAGCGTGATTAAAAATGCCATCAAATAAGAAACCTAGAAAACCTAAAAGATACGTACCAAGGACGATACCACTGACAATAAGGCATAGCGCAGAATCAGAAACAGCACTGCAACTGGCTCCCCATGCTGAACTAATGAAGCTCAGAGAGGGCTACGGAGATGTTGAGAGCTGGCATACGATAGTCGCAAGGCTTAATATCGGGTTAGTGGCTGCTAACGCTGATGGTAAGGAAGATCAGGCAAAGGATATAAGGATAGGGCTAGATGCCATGCTAAAGGTACAGGCTAGGTTTGATAAGTCTGGCAAGTGGGGATTGTCTGGTAGCGATTTAAAGCAGGTAGGCGATGGTCTGGTGCTGACTGATAACTTACAGCTATCGTTGACAAGAAAGCAATTTGCTCAGGCTATCGACTATGTATGGCAACACGCTGCTAAATAAAAACTATCAATAAATATTAGCCGATAGAAATATATGTGTTGCATCGTCAAAACATTGTGCTATTATCTCTACATCGACGCAGCAAAATATCAACCATTAGGAGCTGAATATGCAAATTACATACACAAACGATTACCGGATCGCAGTAGTAAACGAATTCGGCGAAACACTGAAGGCGTTTAACCAGTGCGACGAAGACCGGGCTTACGATTTCTTCCTGTCGTGCCTTACTCCAGCAGAACGCGCAGTAGAAGATCAACGTATTGCCAAGATGGAAATTGATCTGGCTCGTGATGCTGAAGATGCTGCAAATCGTCGCTTATCATCTGACCACTACGCTGGTTGGTAATTTAACCACCCGGCGAAATCCGGGTTATTAATATGAACTCAATAGATCCTCACGAAGCAAAATAGGTTTATAATTAGCTCGTCTTTGTGCCAGCATTGACCATATCAAAGCCCTTTAGCTTTGGTTTTCAATCCCTTAAATGGGTACGTGCTGGCACACGGAAAACCAAAACTAGAGGGCTTTTTTTATGGATAAATTTGTTATTCCTGATGGATTTGTGCCAGTTTACGGTTATGAAAATTATTATGCCATTTCAAGAAATGGTGAAATTATAAGAATAAAGCAATGTAGAGGAACTAAAGCTGGAACAGTTCGAAAAAATCAAATACATCCAACTAGAGGATATTTAATTGTTGTGCTTTGCGCTGAGAATAAATGTAAAACACATGATGTCCATGTATTAGTAGCAAAAACTTTTATTGGTGATTATGGTAAGGGAATGAATGTTTGCCATAACAATGGAATTAAAACAGATTGCAGATTAGAAAATTTAAGAATTGACACAATAAAAGCAAACAACGATGACAGAATTTTGCATGGAACTTCCAACAGAGGAATAAGAAATGGACAAAATAAATATTCAGTTGAAAAAATTTTAGAAATTAGAAAAATGTTTGCTAATGGTGAAAAAGTTATTAATTTATCTAAAAAATTTAATATTCCATATCAATACGTAAGAAAAATAATTAATAAAGAAAGATGGGGTTGGATGTAATGGAAAAAATAGACCCGCATAAAAGTATAGACTACATGATCCGGCACTCTGCTGAATACGCACAAGCCAAGGCTCAGGTTACCTACCTTGAAGAATTCCGCAAAAGCAAAAAAGCAATGTTGTTCTCTGTAGCAATGGGGAACACTATTGCCGACAAGGATAACTACGCCTACAGCCATCCAGAATATTTAGAGGTGCTGGACGGGCTTAAAGAGGCTGTAGAGAAGGCAGAAACACTTAGGTGGATGTTGGTAGCGGCACAAGCCAGAATCGATGTCTGGCGGTCACAGGAAGCGTCTAATAGAGGTCTGGATAGAGCAACTCAATAAGAGGATAATATGAACGACAAATACATAGTTGACGATAGCAATCTGGCTCAATGTTGCTTATGCGGATTTATAGACGATTGGGATGAGATACCTAAAGGACATTGCTGGTTTTCGGGCGATTCGCTTACAGAATGTCCAGAGTGCGGTGACGTAGACGGATTCGCCGACTATGATCCAACAAACCTTGCTAGACAAGAGCGAATTGCCGCTAACCTTGCGAAAGTTAACGGATCAGGATATTGAGGAAATCGGGTTGCAGTCATTCGGTAACCTTTGGTACTACTACCCAGACCAGATAAAACACATAGTAAAGCTGGCTCAGAAGCGGCTAGAAGGTAAAAATCGTGCGTAAAAGAGAAGCACAATACTTGTCAAAAGTTGCTGACATTGGCTGTATAATCTGCTATAGAGCAGGTTATCCTGGCACTCCTGCTGAAATCCATCATATCCGAGGTCTTGGTTTAGGGATGGGAGTCAGGAACTCGCACGATAATGTCCTGCCGTTATGCCCAAGCCATCACAGGGGAAACTCAGGCTATCACGGTTTAGGTCGCAAAGCCTTTGAAAGGGCTTACGGTGTTACTGAGCAGGAACTTCAATTACAGCTAGGAGAATTGTTAAATGAAGAAGACCAAAGGCCAGAAGAAGGTAGCCAAGGTTATGAGGGAGTTTGGCAAGGGAGAGCTGCATAGTGGTAAGGGTGGCCCAGTGGTCAAGTCTCAGAAGCAAGCCGTGGCAATCGCCCTTAGCGAAGCTGGCATGAAAAAGAAGGCCAAGAAATGAAGGCCGGTCTTTACAGTAATATCCATCAAAAGCGTAAGCGCATAGCCGAGGGTTCTGGCGAGAAGATGAAGAAGCCTGGTACTAAGGGCGCTCCTACTAAAGCCGACTTCAAGCAAGCGGCTAAGAC